GATCGCGCTTGAACAATACGGCTACTGGAACCCAGAAACAGTTATAATCGAGAGTAAGGCATCAGGATTACCATTAACTTATGAGTTGCGTAAGATGGGTATTCCTGTTATAAATTTTACACCTAGTAAAGGCAACGATAAGCACACTAGGGTTAACTCGGTATCACCTCTGTTTGAGAGTGGCCGAATATGGGCGCCCAAAGAAATGGAGTTTGCACAGGAAGTTATTGAAGAATGTGCAGCTTTCCCATTCGGCGATCATGATGACTTGGTAGATAGTATGACCCAAGCTGTTATGAGGTTTAGACAAGGTGGGTTAGTAGATCATCCTGAAGATTATAAGGATGAAAAACTACCTAAAAAACAAAAGGAGTATTATTAATGGAATTTGAAACTTACGCAGATGTAATTGATTCTTACAATTCTGGTGTAGGAGTTGAGGCAGGAGAATCCTTGACGGACTACATAAAAAGGAATAACATACAAATCAAAGAAATCAGCATGGATCCACTAGGCGATTTCGAAAACATTTTAAAAGGAAGCGCACCTATGGAAAAAGAAGGTATTGAGAGCATTGAAATGGCATCTACAAGCGGCAGCGGTATAGATCCTAATATTAGAATTCAAGACGTTGTAATCGAATTTATTAAAAAATATAATAGAAAACCATCTAGCTTAGATGAGTTAAAAGAATTTTATTTTAAAGAAATGTCATCATCTGATGGAGCTGACTCTAACAGCAGCAATGCTTCACTAGCATCATACAATCCAGGCGATTACGATCAAGACGATATTGATGCTTACGAAAATTACAAATACAATATGAACGAACAAAAACCAGGATTTCCAGTTATGGAGATTGACGAGTTTTTAAGAATGGAGAGATCCAGCATCGCTACTGGAGGACTAGCCGGCGTATTAGGAGTTTAACGTGAAGATCGCTGACTACGGTAAAGCGATGTCTTCGTATATCGAAGCTCCAACAAGATTTGAAAAAAATCTTTCCAAAAAAATTTCAGAACAAGAATCAGACAGACTTCAACTTGCTGAAGGTTCTGATGACCAACCTTTAGTTCCAGCAAAGAAACCTAAACAATTAAAAGATTTATACGAGAGAATAGATAGAGCTGTTCTAGCTATCAGCAGTAATACACTAGCACCTGAATATCTTTTACCTGATTTAGAAAAGATAACACAAGAATATATTGGTGATGGTTTAATCTCTGGAGAAGACGCAAGAAAATTTGCAATCGAAAGAAAAAAATTTTATGACACTTTCATACAACAGAATGAGGGTGGCACTCTTCCTACATTTGATTTTGATAACGAAGGTAACGAGATAGAAGTTAGTGACGAAGAAATTATAAAACGAATTAATAAAAGTCGTGGAGGACGTATGGGCCTTTCAATTGGTGGAGGACTTATCCACGGTAAAAAATTAGGATCAAGAGAAGGATTTTTTGCCCCTGCACTTTACGGAGCACCTATAGCTCTTAATGTTGCTAGAACTGCAGCTACTCCTTTAATTAGAAAAGGATTAGAAATTGCAGCTGGAACTGGAATAGGTAAAAGATTATCGGATACATTTTTTAGTAAGGAAGATGAAACAGGTAAATCAGTTTCAAATTTAGATACATCAGAAATTAGTAAAGAACCTGATAGTCAACCACCTAAAGAAGATCCACCGAAGTTTGATAAGATAGCACAAGAGTTTTTAATTGAAGAAGCTGTTACTAGATTAAAGAAAAAAGAAATGAACCCTGACAAAAGAGATAATAGAACTAAGTTAGCAGTAGAATTAGATTTACCTGTAACCAGAAGCGGTATGTTTGAAATTAGAAAAGGAGATTTTTTAGATAACAGATTAGAAACTTTAAAAGAAAAAAATGTAAACTTTGATGGTTATTATAGTATACCAGAGATTGCTAATTTGTTAGGCACACAATCAAGTTCAGGTATAAATAGTTTTATAACAGATAAGAAAGTACCTTTTGTTAAAAAAGGTTTATTTAAAGTTGTTAAACTAAATGATTTTTTAAATACATATAAAGGAACTAAAGAACGTATAGATTTAGCTCCTCCACCAGAAATAAATACTTTGGCTAGGGTTGATTTTTTATCTGAGGTTGGAGGAAACTTTTATCAAAGATTTAAAGATATGCGAAGACCAAAATTTTTACCACCAGAGGTAAAAGAAATTTATGAAAAATATAACTTAGGTGAAATAGAAGGTGGTCATCCTTTTCCTGTAGAATTTTTTACAAAAAAATTTGGTAAAAATAATACATTACAAAAAGATAGACAATTTGATTGGATATATAGAAACAAAGATAAATTGTTTAGCAAAAATAATTTAGTGTTTCAAAGTAAAGAAGTAAATAAATTATTCCGTGATAAAATTAAAGATCTTAAAAAACATTATAAAGATTTAGCACCTTTAGTAGATAAGTATGAAGGTAAAGGCGAAGTAACTAATAAAATAGATTTGAAAAAAATAGAAGACATTAATAATGAGATTATAGAAATTATTGGTAAGTCCGAGTTTGATGCAAAAAAATATATTGAAGAAAGTGGTAACAAAGCTGATTTAAAAAGATTTAAAACAGGTGGATTACATGGTGCAATATTCAACACAGATACTGGAGAAGTATCTTTATACACTGGAGCTGGAGAAGGTGCAGGATTTGAAGCCATCGGAAAAGAACCAGAAAATGTGAAATTAAAAATTTTTGGCGATTATGCTGATATTGTAAATAACATTATTACTGATAAAGGTGATAAAGAAACATTTACGAAGTATATCAATCAGAAGTTATTACCAAAATTCCAGAAGGGAGGACCAGTATATGGCAGATACGCGAAACAAATCGCAGGTATATCCTAAGACCTGGCTCCTGCCGCCTGAATCAGGACCCACGCCTCAGGGCTTGAATATTAACTATAATACTGTTAAAACAGTAAAATTGGAGAAAACAAATGGCAGACAAAATGGACAAGGCCTTAACACAAGAGCCAAGAACAAAACTTGATATTCCCGGAGAAGAAGAAATAGCAGAAGCTCAAGAAGTTGCTGTTGAAGCACAACAGACAGCTAAAGGTCCGGTAGAAGTAAATGAAGAAGAAGACGGATCAGTAACAGTTGACTTCGATCCAAATGCAGTATCACCAGAAGGTGGCGATGAGCATTACGCAAACTTAGCAGAATTTTTAGAAGATCACATCCTAGACGAATTAGGAAGTGACTTATCAGGTAAATACATGGACTATAGTATGTCCAGAAAAGATTGGGAAAAAACTTATACAACAGGTTTAGATCTTTTAGGTTTCAAATACGATATGAGAACCGAACCATTTCAAGGAGCTTCAGGTGCAACCCATCCAGTTTTAGCAGAAGCTGTTACACAGTTTCAAGCTTTAGCTTACAAAGAATTATTACCAGCAGACGGACCGGTAAGAACACAGGTAGTTGGTAATCCAACTCCTGAAAAACAAAGTCAGTCTCAGCGTGTCAAAGATTATATGAACTACGAGCTCATGGAAAAAATGCATGACTATGAGCCCGACTTCGATTCAATGTTGTTTTATTTGCCATTGGCAGGTTCAACATTTAAGAAAGTTTATTACGATGAACTTTCTGGTAAAGCTACATCGAAGTTCGTTCCAGCGGATGATTTGATTGTTCCCTATTCGGCTACCTCATTAGACGATGCGGAAGCAATCATCCACCGGATTAAAATTTCTAAAAACGAATTAAGAAAACAACAAGTTGCAGGATTCTATAGAGATATAGAATTAGGTACACCTGGCTATCAAGAAAATGAAGTTGAGAAAAAAGAAAGAGAACTAGAAGGCCAAAGAAAATCTAAAGATGATGACATCTATACAATTTTAGAATGTCATGTTGATTTAGACCTAGAAGGTTTTGAAGACTCTGATCAAGAAACAGGTGAGCCATCTGGAATTAAAATTCCTTACATTGTAACTGTTGAAGAAGCTACAAGAAAAGTTTTATCTATTAAAAGAAATTATGAAATTGGAGATCCAAATAAAACTAAGATCCAATATTTTGTCCACTTTAAATTTTTACCGGGACTAGGATTTTATGGCTTTGGTCTCATCCATATGATTGGTGGTCTGTCTAGAACTGCAACGTCAGCTCTTCGTCAATTATTGGATGCGGGTACGCTCTCCAACCTACCCGCAGGATTTAAAATGCGTGGCATCAGAATTAGAGATGACGCGCAATCTATTCAACCTGGTGAGTTTAGAGATGTAGACGCTCCTGGTGGTAACTTAAAAGATTCGTTTATGATGTTACCATTTAAAGAACCTTCTCAAACGTTATTACAATTAATGGGTATTGTTGTTCAAGCTGGTCAAAGATTTGCATCTATTGCAGACATGCAAGTAGGTGATGGTAATCAACAAGCAGCAGTTGGTACAACAGTTGCATTACTAGAACGTGGATCAAGAGTTATGTCAGCGATTCACAAAAGAATTTATTCTTCATTAAAACAAGAATTTAAATTATTAGCACGTGTTTTCAAATTATATCTACCACCGGAATATCCGTATGATGTAGTTGGGGGTCAGAGAATGATCAAGCAACAAGATTTTGATGATCGGGTAGATATACTGCCAGTTGCCGACCCTAACATCTTTTCACAAACTCAGCGTATTTCCCTCGCGCAAACAGAGTTGCAACTGGCAACCTCTAATCCACAGATGCATAATCTGTATCAAGCATATAGAAATATGTATGAAGCGTTAGGTGTAAAAGATATTGATATGGTTTTAAAAAAACCAGAGCAACCTACACCGTTAGATCCAAGTTTAGAAAATATTATGGCTTTAGGTGGTAAACCTTTTCAAGCTTTTCCTGGACAAGATCATAGAGCACACATTACTTCGCATTTAAATTTTATGGGAACTAATATTGCTAGAAATAATCCAATGGTTATGGGTGCAATGGAGAAAAATATTTTTGAACATATAAGTTTAATGGCGCAAGAACAAATTGAATTAGAATTTAGAGAAGAATTACCACAATTACAACAGATGCAACAGATGGCACAGCAAAATCCACAGATGCAAATGCAGGCACAGGAGCTACAACAAAAGATTGAAGCAAGAAAAGCTGTGTTGATTGCTGAAATGATGGGTGAATTCTTGAAAGAAGAGAAGTCTATCACTTCACAATTTGATAATGACCCTATTGCGAAGCTTAGAGCAAGAGAATTAGACCTTAGAGCTATGGATAACGAGCGTAAAAAACGAGAAGGACAAGAAAAAATCAATCTCGATCGTATGAAAGCGATGATGAACCAGAGAGAACACGATGAAAAACTGGATCAGAACGCAAAACTAGCACAACTAAGAGCTGATACATCAATTGAAAAAACAATATTAGGTAAATCTATTCCAAATGTGGATAAAATGATGCCAAGTGTTGAAATTGAAAAATATGAAGGAGAAAACAGATGATGAAAAAGAAAAAAATGGTAAAGAAAAAGAAAAAATCTTTCCCTGACGTGTCAGGTGACGGAAAAATAACAAAAAAAGACATCTTGATGGCTAGAGGTGTTATTAAAAAACAAAAAGGGAAAAAATAATGACTAGAGCGTTTAGAAGTGGACCTAGACCTAGAGTAACCAAGGCGATGATTGAAGATCAGAAAAAAGCTAAAATAAAAAGAGCTTTTAGATCTGATGATGCTTACAAAGTAGAGGCTAAAAAAGGTGGATTTATTAAAAAAGCAATAAAAAAACCAGGATCACTGAGAAAATCTTTAGGAATTAAAAAAGGTAAGACAATTCCTAAGTCAAAGTTAAGAGCAGCAGCTAAGAAACCAGGAAAACTTGGACAAAGAGCTAGATTTGCTATAACATTAGGTAAGTTAAGAAAAAAATAGGAGGATAAATGGCTGACAAAGTAAATGTGAACAAAGCATTGGACATCAATAAAGATGGCTACTCAAATGGTGGTATCGATATTGAAACTCCAGGTCAAAACTTGGAGAGAGATCCTAGAACTAAAACTTTAGCTGACGGTATGCAATCAAATGTGATCGCAACTGGAGATGTAGTTGAAGTAAAAGGTACTAGAAGAATGCTTAAGTCAAAGAGTAAAAAAGCTACTTGGTATTAGTATGTGGTTATCGGCAATAAAATTAGCCGTCTCTGCTGGAAGTAAAATTTATGCTAACAAGCAGAAGACGAAGATGGCAATGTCTGATGCACAACTTATGCATGCTACTCGTATGGCCCAAGGTGAGGAAGCTTACCAGGGAAAACTCCT